TACACTGTGAACAACAAATTAGTTGGTAGAGTAGCAGGAGAATATTCTTGGAAAGAAGACGAGTGCACCAACGAGTAATTGTTATTCCCGCGAGCGCTAAACAATATAGGACCGTAACCAACACTTTGCGAGCTGGAGGCAGTCGATCCGGAACCAACACCGTTATTTACTATGTTACTGGTTGGAAGCGCTACTTGTGTAAAAGTATCAAAAGAGTGACCGTTTGTGATACCTAAAAACTCTGCATTTATACTGTTCGCGTAAAACTCATTTATATGCCCGATGTATCCTAACCATCCCATCATCATCCTTGTGGTGAATCCCCAATCTACAGCGACTGGCGCAATCGCAGCACGGCTAGATGTTACCGAGTTCTGGGTACCACCTGCTGAGGTTATTGTCGGGACTTCCGTGAGACCGAACTGCGGTAAGGCTACACCTGTGCCCGTTCTTACAGTTTGCCCCTGCGAACTGTTTGGGTTGTAAGACCCGGTTTGACTGCCAGTGGAGTTGTTTTTGCTTATTCTAGAAAACATATATGCTTGAGATTGACTTGATGTCTGGCCGGTATAAAACCCACTGACACTTGTGAGAACATCGGTATTAGTTGTTGTGTTTGAAGTAACACCAGCACCATCTAAAAATGCTCGGTCGTTGGTAAACACTCCATTATGAATATACCCTGTAGCACTGTTGACATTCTCGCCAAATTCTTTTTTGTATTCTCCGACAATCCAAGTTTGTTCGACACTCTTAGTGAGTGAACTTCCTGATTGTGATGTTATCAATAGAGTTTTCGGGCCGTCAAAAAGCCAGATTGTGCCACCTTGTGCAAAATTCAAGAATCTTGTATTGCCCGTAGTGTTAGGTGTGTAGTACGCTGGACTAAGATTTGCGGCACTGACAAAATTTGACATAGACGAAGTTCCTGTCCAATCTGCTGCTTGGATTAGATGGAACGTATATGTGGTATCTGATGTGCCTACTAACCGCAGTCCAAGATAATTATAATGTCCAGATGTAGCCTGGTCGTAACAAGCGCGGCGCAGTATTACTCCTGCGTTAGCGTCTGTCCCTATTACCGCAGTTTCTCCTGCGGTGTCGTATCGGCTCCATCCTAATGCTATTAACGCATTAGCCATTGCGAGAATGACGGTTTTGGCGTCCGCATTTGCGGTTGATCCACTTACGTTCAAGTATTTAGCATTTGTGCTAAGTGTGTTTGTAGTTACAGTAACAGCCATTTTAAAGCACCTTTCCTTATATAAATTTTAGTAAATTCTTTTTTTATGCATTCAACACAGACATTTTATATTAAATGTTTTTTATTGCTATGTACTATATATGTTTTTAATCTACTACATTTGTGGATATTATAGTACCAAATTTTAAGTATATATAAATCTTACCGCAAGGTCTGTTCCCGAACCGCTAACTATATTCAGTGTAATATCATCGCTTGTAGTAATGCTGTTATTCGTAAAGTCTGCTTCTAAAAGAATATTGCCTGCTGTTAGAGTAAATTCTTGTAACAGACTTCCATTTTTCTGCACCGCAATAACGATGTTTGTACCAGACGCTGTGGGGAGACTTGCTTCCAACGACCTAAGCACGATAGTAGACAGCGGTACGTACTCTACTGTCCCAGTTATAGGTCCTGAAAAAGAACCTGATTGTATTAAGTAGAAGAAGTTCTTAGTAGAAGGCGCAGTATTTATCCAAGCACCGGCAGCGTTGTATATGAACAGTCTACCAACATCAGTTACAAAAGCTAACTGACCGGCAGATATGTTACTTGAAGGTAAATTTGCGACACTTGCGTAAATAGTAACTAAACTACTGCCACCGCCTGCTGCGTTTAGTGTTGTGCCGGTGAATGAAAGATTCGTGCCGAGGGTAATTTCCTCAACACTACCACTCTCGGCAGTAGCCCTACCTAGCAATCTTGCTGTGGTGACGTTTTGAATTTTGGCATATGTAACGGCATCATCTAACAATCCGGCAGTAGGTAAACCAGTTGCATTTGTGAGAGTCACTGACGTTGGCGTACCAAGAATTGGTGCGGTCAGAGTCTTATTAGTTAGTGTCTCAACCCCATCTAATGTAACGTTACCAGCGCCACCGCCACCAGAGGCAAACTCCAATGCGGTAGCACCTGCGTTAACAGTAAGCACTTGACCAGCAGTACCAAGAGCCGTGAGTCCTGTGCCGCCGTTGGCTATTGGCAAAGTACCAGAAACATCACTTGCCATTCGAACAGTTAAAGTGTTGTTTGCTCCACTAATTGTTTTATTAGTTAAAGTAGCAGTATTTGATGCTGTTAAAATATTGCCTGGAGCAACAATGTCAGTTAATGTAGTCACGATTTTACCTAGTTAAATTTAATTGTCTTTATTCTATTTATAACAGTTAATTATCATATTAGTTGCTGTAATCATGATGACGAGCCGTTACCGAACAAAAATGTAGTCCGTCTTCACTGCAAAATCAAGCTCTGGCTCTGCTGGAACACGCCAGAACTCTTTACCCGCATACTTCTCCCAGACTGATCTTGGCAGTATGGTGGGTCGCTCTTCCCACGTTACCTTGCGCCTTACGGTGTGCAGGCTCTTCATGTTCAGCGCCCTGTCAAACACCTCGTTTTCGTACTCCACGTTATCAAAGTCGTGGTCAAAGTATGGCTTACCAATAAACTGGTAAATCTCGCGCATGACACCCTCAGGCGTTTTGCACAATGACTCGTACTCTACCAGCATAATCATGTCGGGGTTGAGTAGCAGACCCTCTTCAAGAAAGTAGTACGGCTTAACCACCTGACCCTCTTTTTTAACGTCCATCAGCGCATCGCAGCGTGTGGTGACGGTCTGTCGTGCCTCATCATCAGTTAAGGTAGCATTATATAACGAGTTCTTAGCAGCAATGCGTTCAAAGCTATCCAGTATCCACGGTAAGTCGCGCACACAGCAAATGATCTTGGTCTGCGGGTACAGTTCTTTTAACAGGGAGGTTTTGGCCGTCCAGCCTCGGCTTGTATCAAATACGGTCTTGGGCGTAACTGCGTCATAATAGGATTGCACTAATGCGCGTAAAATGTGCTTCCTGCGCGGCTCATCAATCAGGTGGTTGCTCTCGCTTTCAGTAATGCCGTTGATGGTTGATGCCACCAAACCTCGAACCGGAGAGGATATGTCCGCATAGAAGTCAGGGTTCTGCCGCAAGATAGCTGACAGAAGTGTAGAGCCTGATCTAGGCAGACCTGATATAAAGAAAAGCTCTTTCACGCTTGGTTTTCCATTGGGACCCAGTTAACCGTTTCTTCGTCCCATTGATACGCAACATTACCGCCGTTCATAATTGCATCAGCGGGTCTTGGTACGGGTGGTGTCCAACTCATGGTGTCCAGTTGCATAATCCATGACGGGTAGGGTCTACGCGCCTCAAGTTCTGCCTGTTTATGCTCAAGCCAGTCTTGCTCGGTCAGCACTTCTAACACTCCAGCGACATCGGTGTCGGCGTCATCATCACAGGTACAGTAGTACTTAGGCGCGCGAAGGTATGTACCCGTTAAATCAGTGCTGACAGGCCATGTTGATTGATCACTCCAACTGTATGTCAGCCCCTTAACATTGGGCATTGATGGCCCTGTGCGCTGCGGCTCTACGGTGCAGGGTATTTTAGTTACTGCGTCTACTTCGGTTACACATATGTACATCATTGACCCTCAAAATTAAATTGCGACTTTACGAATGGCGCGGGCATTCCCTTGGTAGTTTTTGAATGCCCCGCGGGCACCGTAACTGTCTGCGTAGTATCCGGTTCGCATTTCCCGCCTAAATGCTTTACTACTGGAAGCTTCCGTACTATCCCAGTAGAACGGTGCTGACGACCCGTCAGTACCCCTGTTAAAAAACTGAGCGCCGCCGCTGCCATCACCGGCCGCTTGCCATGCAGATAGTGGGGTTCGCGGGGGTACAGACGATGTATAATTTGAACGCTGCGGTACTGCGTAGCCATTACCACCTTTGCCAGTATTATTTTGGTTAGTGTCCGGCTTAAAGTAGAAGTAGAGTTGTTCCATTTCCTTCTTCGCGGGCATGTACCAGTCGTCATAGCCCCCGGCGACCAAGTTTGAGCAGGAAGTACCAAGGGGGGATGAGATTGCTACCATGGCGGCAGTATTAGACGCTCCGTTAAACTCGCTAGTACCATTACTAGTAGCCAGGCCTGGGGACCATGCTCCGTAGAACTCTCCAACAGATTTCGATGCAACAACTAAGCGGTGCGTAGCAACGCCGTTAGCATTCACCGAAAATAGTCCAGCGTAGAACCCACCTTGATAGGCGTCCCCTATTGCAGGCTCTGGAAGACTAAACGACCTCTGGTTCATAAAAACCACTTGACTAACACTACTCATGTTAAACCACTCCCTGAGATAAGCCACTGGGTAGAAGTAATCTTGATGCAAGTTGCCGAACCATTTGTAGCCAAGGTTCGTGAACCTGTTGTACCAGCCGATGACAAAGTTAGTGTGTCAGACGTTATTGCAATCGTGACATTCGCTACCGCCATGTTGATGAACGTAATAGTCGTACCGATAGGGTAGGCTACTGAACTGTTAGCCGGGATCGTAAACGTCCGTGCGTTGTTGTCGCCAACTGGGTGAAATATGTGCTTGCCAGCGTCATCTAAAACAAGAGTGTACGCCGCAGACTGAGAGTTTTGCGGGATATTCCTAAAGCCCACTGCATCTGTGCCGTCTACAGTACAGCCTGACAACGTACCAGAAGATGGTGTACCAAGTGCTGGTGTTACAAGCGTTGGGCTGTTTGCAAATACAAGAGCGCCAGTTCCTGTTTCATCTGTGATTGCTGAGATTAAATTTGCTGAACTAGGAGTCGCCAAGAATGTGGCAACACCAGCACCAAGACCAGAAACACCAGTAGAAATTGGAAGACCCGTTGTATTAGTTAAAGTACCAGATGCTGGAGTACCAAGAGCAGGTGCTGTTAGTGTCGGACTGGTAAGTGTCTTATTTGTAAGAGTTTGTGTACCTGCTAAAGTAACTTCTGAGCCACCGCCAGCACCTAATTGGGTATAAACTTCCCATGTTGTGCCATCATAAACAAGTTGCACACTCACACCAGTGATATTACAAACTAAATTTTCAGCGGCATTCGCAATAGTTGAACCGTTTCTGGCAATTGTAAGATTATTGGTTCCCCAAGCATTACCAGAATCTGCTATTACAACCTGAGCACCTGTGGCTGGTGTAGCAGGCAATGTTACTGTAAATGCTCCACCTGAAGTGTCTGCTAAAACACCTTCTAAATCAGAAGTTGTATAATTGGCAGTTTTTACGACATATTCAAGTCCACCGCCACCACCGCCGCCGCTAGGAGCAGCAGATGTCCATGTTGTACCATTACTTGTCAATACATTGCCATTTGAACCTGGTGCTACAAAGTTGACTGACGAGGTTCCGTTACCAATAATTACGTTATTAGCAGTCAGTGTGGTTAAACCAGTACCACCGTTGGCAACAGGTAAAGTACCCGTCACACCAGTTGTTAGTGGTAAACCAGTTGCATTTGTTAGTGTCCCGCTAGACGGTGTTCCCAGGGCAGGCGTAACTAATGTTGGACTATTAGCAAATACCAAAGCCCCAGTGCCTGTTTCGTCAGTAACGGCAGCAGCTAAGTTAGCCGATGACGGTGTGCCAAGAAAAGTTTCTATGCCTGTGCCGAAAGACGTTATGCCTGTGCCTCCGTTGGCAACAGGTAAAGTACCTGTCACACCAGTAGACAATGGAAGTCCTGTTGCGGCTGTCAGTGTTTGATTAGCTAATGGAACCCATCCTCCTGCATGTGCAAAAAATATTTTACCATCAGCGTGACTGTGTGCTAGAGCACCGTGATATGTAGTAGCATTTGGGAAAGCTGCTTGATTATCAAAATAAAATGGAATTATATTACCTACGGTACCGCCGGTGATTACACCGCTAACATTCAATGTTGTCAATGTACCAACACTGGTAATATTAGGTTGAGCCGCAGTTGTTACAGTAGCAGCAGTTCCCGTTGTATTTTGATTACCAGCAGTGTTAACACCAGGTAAATCAATGTTTGCTGAACCATTAAATGAAACACCGCCAATATTTCTAGCAGTAGTCAGTGTTGCAGCAGATCCTGTTGTATTCTGGTTACCGGTAGTGTTAACACCAGGTAAATCAATGTTTGCTGAACCATTGAAACTTACACCACCAATATTTCTAGCAGTAGTCAGTGTTGCAGCAGAACCGGTTGTATTCTGAGTACCAGCTTCATTGACACCAGGCAAGTTGATATTAGCAGATCCATTAAAAGAAACACCACCAATCGTTCTAGCAGTTTCTAGTGTTGAAGCAGTACTGGCATTGCCTATCAATGCTCCACGGAAATTAGTTGCTTCAAAATCACCCTTTGTACCGCTAAATACTTCACTAGTATTAGTAGCATCAGGTATGAATGTAAAATATCCAGTTGAATCATCATAACCAAAAAATCCATTTTTAGCAGAACTACCGGTATGATAACGAAATTCAATACCTCTGTCCTTATTGTCATCAGAAGACGGAGTTGCGTCTCCCCCAAGCGTAATAATTGGGTCATCTACAGTGAGTGTGGTTGAATTTATAGTTGTAGTGGTTCCATCAATTTGTAATTCACCACTAATAATAACCTTGCCAGTACCGTTAGGTGCTAATGTAATGTTACCATTGCTAACCGAAACAATACTTTGCCCGTTGACATCTAAACTACCACCTAATTGTGGAGTAGTATCTTCAACAACATTTACTAATGGTGCTGTACCACTACTTGCTGATGTAATACGCCCTTTACTATCTACAGTAATATTGGCGTAAGTATAACTTGCAGGTGTCACCGCAGTATTTGCTAATGTACCTGCACCAGTAACGTTACCTGAACCATCAAAACTTCCACTAGTATAAGTTAAATCACCAGTAATGGCAATTGTTCTTCCAGTTGTTAAGGTAGCTGCTGACCCCGTTGTATTCTGGTTACCAGTAGTATTAACACCTGGTAAATCAATTGCTGCTGAACCATTAAATGAAACACCGCCGATATTTCTAGCAGTAGTCAGTGTTGCAGCAGATCCTGTTGTATTCTGATTACCAGCAGTGTTAACACCAGGTAAATCAATATTAGCAGAGCCGTTAAAAGAAACACCACCAATATTTCTTGGAGTAGCCAATGTAGCTGCTGTTGTAGCAGTTATTGTACTAACATTTGACAAATCTGCTTTTGCAATTTCAGTGCCGCCAACAGTAGACCCATCATGCACTACTATAGTCTTTTTGGTAGTATTTACAGTTACTTCACCTTGAGCACCTGTAAAAGACTCATGCTGTACTGTTGTGCCTCTTCTCAATTGTACTTGTGTTGGCATTTTTTTATCCTTTAATTTTTATGTAAGACCGCCAAGGTCTATACTGGCTAGCGCATTACTCGGTGTTGTATTAGCATCAAATGAAATGTCAACTAGAATACCAAATGCAGTTTCTTGAGATAATGCTGAAAGATTACCATAATCACCTGTTGGAAACGGAAAAAAGTTAAATCCAGTAGGTTCAGAAAAATTAGCAACTTTTACTATATTATCATTACTATCACGAATAAATATTATTTTATCAACAATATTTACCGCGACTTCGCCCTGAGCTATAGTCGAAGTAGTAGGTTCTACTCCGACAGACTCAGACCTTTTTAGTTTAATTACTGTTGCTGTTGGTGCTGTCATTTACATTTTCTTGTTTTTTACTTTTATTAGTGTAAAGTGTTAATTTTTGTTTTAACGTTTCATTTTCATTATATAAAATTTCTTTTTCTTTCACTACTATATTTAATCTAGTTTCAAGCATTATAATATCTAATAGTAAATCAGTATATTTTTTTGACAAAAGATTAATATACTCATTTATTAAAGTAGTGTTATTTGTATTTTGATTTTCCATAATAAACTCTCAAAAAATTAAATTAAAAAGTGCCACCATCTATGTTAGCAAATGACGGTGCTGAACCAGAACCACCAGAAACTAATACTTGCCCTGCGGTTCCCGCAGCAGTTACACCTAAAGCACTAGTTCCGTTACCAAAAATAATACCGTTTGTAGTAAAAGTACCTGCACCAGTACCACCATCTGCAACTGCTAAATCAGTAATACCAGTAATAGAACCACCAGTAATAGTAACATTAGAAGATTCAAGATTTGCAAGAAGAGTGCCGACAGTAATAGATAAATTGCCAGTTGAAGCACCAGTAAAAGTACCAGTACCTACAATAAACTTATCTTCTGATTCATCAAATCCCATGAAAGCATTATTTGCACTTCCACGTTCAAAAATAATACCAGCATCACTTGACGGCTCTCCGGTAACTCCGTTACCCAATTCAAGCAAAAGATCAGATACTACGGTGTTAGTAGTTGATACTGTAGTAGTTGTACCATTTACAGTAAGGTTACCACTAACAGTAAGATTTTGACCAATAGTAACATTATCTGGCAACCCAATTTGAACTTGACCTGCCGAAATAGTAGTTTCGATTTCATTTGCTGTACCAGCCAAAGTCAATGTACTGCCGCCAGCTATTGAAACAGGTGATCCACTTCCGCCAGCAATGCTAAATGAAGTTGAAATAACATCTGTTGTTACTGAAGTTACCAAACCTTTTGCATTTACTGTAATAACAGGTATTGCTGTAGTTGAACCAAATGTTCCAACATTTGAGTTAACAGTTGCTAATGTACCTGTAGCAGTTACGTTTCCTGAACCGTCAAAATTTCCACTGTTGTAAGTTAAATCACCACTTATGGCAATTGTTCTTGGAGTAGTCAGTGTTGCAGCAGAACCGGTTGTGTTCTGGTTACCAGTAGTGTTAACACCAGGCAAATCAATGTTTGCTGAACCATCAAAGGAAACACCACCAATATTTCTAGCGGTTGTTAAAGTGGCTGCTGATCCTGTAGTGTTTTGATTGCCACCGGTGTTAACACCTGGCAGATCAATGTTTGCTGAACCATTAAAGGAAACACCACCAATATTTCTAGCGGTTGTTAAAGTGGCTGCTGATCCAGTTGTATTCTGGTTACCAGTTTCATTGACACCTGGCAAGTTAATGTTTGCTGAACCATCGAATGAAACACCACCAATGTTTCTAGCAGTTGTTAAAGTGGCTGCTGACCCCGTTGTATTCTGGTTACCAGTTGAATTCACACCCGGTAAGTTAATGTCTGCTGAACCATTAAATGAAACACCACCAATGTTTCTAGCAGTGGCTAATGTTGTGGCAGTAGAAGCGTTACCTGTTAAAGCCGCAGTAATTGTTCCTGCTGCAAAATTGCCTGAAGCATCACGCTTTACAAGTTTAGAGGCAGTATTGGCATCAGTTGCGCCATCAACAATGTCAGTATAATACTTACCGCCAACTGTATGGATTACTGCTGAACCATCATTATTAAGTGATTCAATAAATAGTTTCGCACTAACACCATTATTTGATTTGTCTTGAGTGTAAGCCATTTCCGCTTCAACCAGTTGCGTGGTTGTCGGTGCAGTAGACCCTTCTGAGCGTTTAATCTGAATTATTGTTGCCATTTAAAATTACCTTTTGTTATTATTATTAAAAAGTTCCGCCATCTAAGTTTCCTAAACTAGCTGCAAATGGAGATGCTTCCCAGTTTCCACTAGCTTCATTATATAATAATGTATAACCATCTGCCACATCACTTACATCTACACCCTGAAGTTGACCTATTGCAGTAGAAGTTACTTGTTTACTGTTAGAGGTAACTATATTAACTGATCTAGAAGAATTTGGTGTAGATGTTAATGCAACTTTAGTTCCAGTTGATGTAGTTGGCAAAATTACGTTTACTGCCATTATCGGGTTACCTCAGGATTTACTGTTAGAATACCTTCTAATACCCTTAGAGTTTCTTGATTACTTTGTATTTCTACATCATATACATAACGACCAGATTTTAAAGCAGCAGTTTGCGTTGCTGTTAAACTGATAGTAATTTCACCTTCTAAACTGTCTTTAGCAGTTGTAAAATCTACTTTAGTGGAAGAATAATAACTTCTTCTAATTTGTGCAAAAATTGTATAATTAGTTAGATCTTTTTTTGTACCATCCACATTTGCTAAATCAAATGTAAATTCAAAAGTAGTTCCTTGATCTAAATAAATGTTATTTACTGTAGCCATATTTAATGCTTCTAAGTAGATTACTTCTTTTCTTTATTTATAATATTAAAAAAGTGAAACAATATTAAAAAAAATATATTGTCAATAATTATATAATAAAAACCCCCTGAAACGGGGGTTTGGTTTACAGTTAAAATATAACTTGTTTAAGGTTGAGTCCGCCAGTAGTATGTCACTAATGCTGTATCCTGAATAATATTTTTTTACACTCCGATAATTAGATTACGTTATTCCTGAATATCGGGTATAATTTCATAGCTCTTTACGTTGCGAGCATCAAATGCAACCATGGATGTACTAGTTCTAAAAAATAAAGGACAAAAGTGCCACGCTGATGGCTCGTTATTTTTTACAGAAATAACCCTGTCAATTTCTTCTATTGCCTCTTCCATGGAAGTAATCATTCGTCCATTGATACTCAGTTCCGGTTCACACACCACTGGGTGTACTGTGTCATTGTTATCAGTTATGTTTATATGCACAACAAGCTCCTTTCGAAATAGTTGTAAGTTATTTATTAAAAATTATTATCTAAATTCAACCCATCCTGTCATAATGTACTTTTCGCCCGACAAAGGAGGATTGCCCCTATGAGTCCACGGATAATTGGGAGGGAATATAATTAAACGGCCTTTCTTTGCAGAAATACGCTTTGATTGATAAAGAAACTCTGTTTCGCCACCCTCTGCCACATCATTCAAATACAATATATAAACACCTATTCTATCTGAAAAATTTTTTGTACCATCTTCACTATGCCACACGTGGTATCCACCAGACGGCATTGTTTTTTGGACCTTGTACGTGTAAATTGTTTGCTCTTGGTAGTTACGCAATTCACTAAAATTGTTAGTGTAATCTTTATAACACACATCCCAAAAAGCCGTGTTAAATTCCTGCAGCAAATGTTGGATGTGCGGAAAAGAAAAACTAATTTCATTTGACGTAGGATTTATATTACACGATTCATCTTTTTTTAATGTTTCGGGATTTGATCTACTGTAGGTTCTATTATTTGCTTGACACCATTTAAAATGGTGTCAAGCAAATAATAG